TAAATCTTTATCTTGTTTCTTTTTAGAAGAACATAGTAAATTTATGCTTTTAGTTAATCTTTCTTTTTCTAAAACTTTTGGATCATGTTTACATGATATATGATCTTCCCATTCCATAATATGGCATATTTCATCTGGTATGGTAGGATCAAAAGCACAAGTTGAGTAATCGATATTGTAACTTATAATGAGATTGGGGTAAAGGGAATTAAAGTCCAATGGCACCACATTTTCATACAACCCTGGTTGAGGTGGAAATACATAAGCACCTACATAACGTTCATTTTCAGATACAATATAACCATCTTTTTCTGGAATAATTTTATTCTCCAAACAATATTTATAAAGGTTAGAATATACTTTAATTTGTTGTCCTTTTGTAAATAAAGTAATCATGGGCACATTACATACAACAGCCATTTCAGATAAACTATACCATACATTAAGTTTTTCAGTTAGTTTCATTACCAACATTGAATCTTGCATACAATATTTACCACAAATAGACATGTACTTTGATGCTGTTTCACCATCTTTAATACCTTCTCTATAACAACGAAATATACTTTTAGGGTCTAAATCATCTTTCGTTTCACCAATAAAATAAGAAGACACAGTTTTCAACTTGTAATCATTGAGCTTAAAATCTCGTTGTACCACTGGTAAAAGATCAATGTAAAGTCTTCCTTCACAATCCAAAAATTTAAAATATTGATTTTTATAAGCTGAAGAAGACCATTTAATTTCTCTTTGAATTCCAGATTTACCCTTAGCGAAACCCTGTTGAGACCATTCATTAAAAATCGATTTATGGGTAGCTCTATCTATTAAATAAGGAATATCAAAATTAAAGATATTATAACCAGTAATTACATTAGGATTTTTTTTATTTATAAGGTCTCTAAATCCCATTAATAATTTGTTTTCAGTTTTATAAGCCAAAATTTTAGCACCTACAATTGTTTCTGTAGGATTACCCAAAGATAATAAATATTTTTCATATGTGTTACTTCCTAACCTAGAAAATATACAAGAAATTTGAAACACAACATCTCCTGGTCTGGTTGCTTTAGGCATAGTAATTGTATCTGAAGAGTTTACTTCTAAATCAAAACTTAATATTAATGGTTTTGGAACCGTAGTCTTTTCAGATCTACAAATTAATTCATGTGATTCGAATTGTTTATTGGTTAAGTTAACCATAAATTCACGGGTTCCAAATGTAAATTTATCTTCTTCTTTAAGTATTTCTACACCTTTAAACTTTATCCAACCTGTAGTTGGTAAATTATATTTTGATGTAAACTGTAACCGTGGACACGCATCTTGACCATGGACATAAAATTTAAGGTTTCCTAAACCATAAATTCTTTGACAAACTTTAAATTTGTTTGATAAATCAAATTTTAAATTTCTAAAGGATGAAGAAGTACATAATAAAAAAGGAAATAGTTTATGAACAAACTTATCTTCTTTCTTCTTTAAATTTGCTCCGTATAGTTTTTTATAAAATTTTAAGGTACATTTAATATTTGGAAAAGATTGTCTAAAATAAAGGTATAATTTTTCCCTATTATCTATTATTTTCCAATCTATATGAGTAGGAAGTGCTACCCAAACAAAAGGTTTAAATCCATTTATACGTACACATATATTTTGATTTTGGTCGTCAATACCATAAATTCTAATACATGTTTCATCTTGGACTTCTTCGTCTACATGCCAAGAATAAACATAAAATTCATAGTCTATAGTTTTAATGTTAAAAGTCATCTTTATTTTAATTTATTTTGCGAAAAAAAAAATCATTTTTACTTGTAAAAAAGAAAAAATAAATGAGTTTATTAAATTTGAATAAAAAATCATGCGATGAATGGTCTAAAGATCCATCCATAAATCCTCTAACAAAACGTAAAATTAAAGTGGGAGGTCCAGTTTATAAAAAATTAGAGAAAGATTGTGCTTCTTTAGTAACATCTTCAAGTACTTCTACTACTGCTTTAAAGTCGTCTGATCCATGTGTTGAATGGTCTAAAAATCCATTAATAAATCCTTTAACACAACGTAAAATTAAAGTAGGAGGTGCAGTTTATAAAAAATTAGAGAAAGATTGTGCTTCTTTAGTAACATCTTCAAGTACTTCTACTTCAAATGATGTTCTACCTTCTACTACTTTAAAGTCTGATCCATGTATTGAATGGTCTAAAGATCCATCCATAAATCCTTTAACACAACGTAAAATTAAGTTGGGAGGTCCGGTTTATAAAAAATTAGAAAAAGATTGTTTGCCTTCTACTTCAAGTGCTGTTTTACCTTCTACTTCAAGTGCTGTTTTACCTTCTACTTCAAGTGCTGTTTTACCTTCTACTTCAAGTGCTGTTTTACTTTCTACTTCAGCTTTACCTTCTACTTCAAGTGCTGTTTTACCTTCTACTTCAGCTTTACCTTCTACTTCAAGTGCTGTTTTACCTTCTACTTCAGCTTTACCTTCTACTTCAAGTGCTGTTTTACCTTCTACTTCAATACAATCCGACTTATGTGATGAATGGTTTAAAAACCCATCTGTAAACCCTATAACAAAACGTAAAATTAAATTGGGGAGTTCAGTATACAAGAAATTAGAAAAAGATTGTAGAAATTTAAAAATTGATGGTAGCGATGAAGCATGTACAAGTATCCAAGTTTTAAGTTTACCAGAAACCAATATTGAACAAACTATGGACAAGTTTATATTTTCAAATAACAATAAAAGAATGGAACGAAATAAATATTTGGACACCTTAAACTTTGATTCAATTTCAATACAATCCGGAGAATATTTTAAAAAATATGGTACCACGTTTAGAAAACATGATCAATCAAAAATTAAAATGTCTTTTAATGATATAATTGAACATATTCCAAATTTTGTTTATACGTTTGATAATGGTGTAACAGAACCATACACAGAAATATCAAACAGTACACCTTTTACCGATGTAATGTTTTTTGATTTTTTAATGATTCAAACAGCCTTAAAGTTATATAATAAAAAAATGAAGGTAATCCCTGGGCTATGTCTTTTAAAGTGCGATCAAGTAGTACACGAAGAATTTAAGATAGGAGATGACTTTATTATGCGTCCACCATCGCAGTTTAGGTTATGTTTAACCCCTGATTCTTTTCAAACAGGTGCTAATAATAGTTTTAAATTTTTTAAAAATTTTTTAAAAACTGTCACGTTTGAAGGAATAGATGACCTTGATGAAGTAAAACATAACCTCAAGTTTTTGAGAAGTGATGAAGCGCCCGATGATTTTAGAATTCTATCGTTGCTAAAGCTTGTAAGTATGAAATATTTATATGCGGATAATATTTACCGTGTGCCAGTGAAAATTTCTTCTTCAAATTTAATGTATTTTAATGTCGTTTTTCCATCTAATGTATCTAAAAAAAGTATTCAACAGTTTAAAAATTATGTAAAAGCTAATAAAATTATAAATTTAACAAGTAAAACAGATGTACAAAGAATGGGTTTCGAAAAGCTTCCATTTAACTTTTTATTTTACGAATCTTTAAATATTAAAAATCTTACTATTGATCCAGAATTTATCGAAGGTCCTTATATAGTTAAATACAACCATAATAAAAAATTTAAAAAACTTAAACATGTTACATTTAATTTGGTTTCTTCTTATGTAGATCCAAAGTTTTTTAAAATGTTGGAAAGATCTTCAAGCAGATCTACAATTTACGATGACGAATCATCATCTGATTCTGACTCAGACTATGACGATGAAGATAGCATTACCTACTCTTTCATATCGTCTCGTATTTCAAACATTGCAAATATTACTTTATACAGCAGTGGTCCTAGATGCTTTGTAATTATAAAAGATACTCAACCTAATTTTATATGGGACATTCGAGCTATTAAAGCTTCAAGACTAACATCAATTACATTCAAGTATGATAGTCAAACTATTGACGAATCTTCAAGTATAGATTTAAGTTTGATTAAAATAGACGCATTCCTCAATTTAGAATATGTTGACTTATATATTGATAAATTCTATAACATAACATACCCCGAGACGTTTAGGTACCTTAACCCGGGGAACACTCGTTTAATGTTAAAATTTATAAATTGTAATATAACAAGCTTTCATCCCTCTCTATTCACCTCATATAACTTACGTCTTATATTTGACAATTGTAACTTGTCAAATGCATCAATTAGATCATTAAGAGCCAATTTACCAAATATACCGCAAAACTTAAGACCTAGCATTCAAATTAGACCAGAAAATATAAATTTTGAAAATATAGTTACCGAGCATACTTTACCGGAAATTGTTGATTTAATTTTTCAATTAAATCAACGCGGTAATGATAAAAATAAACCAAAGTTTGAAAATTTAACATGTAACCCATATTTATCTAGATGGTTAAGCAGGATTTACCGAGAGTCATCTACTACCATTATAAGACAACTAACACCTCATATAATAGAAATGTTGATTGAAATGGACCATAATCAAGAGTTTATGGAAGAGGCGTGTAATATAATACAAGATGCGACTTCAACGTGTGGAGATCGTATGATTTTATCAATACTTTATGTTAGTCTACAGTTTAAGATGCATATTTTATCAAATAATTTAACTCAGGTTAATGAAATTGTTAATTTTATGGTTAGAGGTCCCTTTATAATGTCAGAATTAGAAAAAATTGCTAGAAATAAAATAGGAACTTTGAATATAGTTGATCCACTAGAAGTCTTTCTGGCTTATCCAATCAAATTGAGAGACCGTTTCAACATACCTATAGAAACAAGAGACATGTTGTATTATTCTTGTTCTTCTATCGAAACTAAAGATTTAAATGCCGCTTCTGAAATAATTGAGACTAAGCTGCGTGATAAGTCTTTAATTGCAAACTTCTTATCTACTCAACCTCTTTGGACTAAAGTTATCCATTCAAAGTTTCCAGATATTTATGATGATTTGGATACCTTACAAGATAATCTTATTAGAGAAACTTCTAAAATTATATCTGAGATAACATTTTAAATTTTTATCTACTTCTCTTAATACTTGAACTACCCAACTTCCCATAATGTTCAACTAATTTGGGAATAGATGAAGTCTTCCTATGTAGTATAGATAATAAATGACTTCTATAAATGGATTTACTATTCAAAAATCTACTAAAACTTCTTATGATACGGGTCAACCATGTAGTTGCGGTACTTGTTTTTGGACCACAACTAAGCGTAGTTGTGGTCAAACCGATCTAAAAGATGATTGGAATTTTGGATTTGAAAATTGTTGTACTCCATTTTGTCCGGATAAGTTAAAATGTGCTAAACCAAATCCAGAAGAATGTGTTGTTGGAGCTGACTCTCATAAGCGCAATCCGTTAAAAAATGTTACTTGGAATGGTAAAGGTCCTAACCTTCAATGTATTTTTGATATTGATAAGATTAATACTATGGAACAAATTGACAAGTTTAAACAAAAATTTGGCACTCATGGAGACTATAATACAGTAATTGCTAACTATTGCCAACAATCTTCTGATAGTTGTGTTATAGACCCAGACACTGGTAAAAGTATGACAAAATGTTCAAGATTAAAATCAGTTGGAAAAGATGGTGAACTATGTCGTGGTTGGTTCAATCAACAATCTAAAGGTGTACAGGATACAGTAGTTCAAAATTATTGCGCTGTTAATAATACCCCAGATTGTAAATGTGTGAATAGAGCCCAAAATGAATCATATAGAGCTCTTAAAATTGGTAAAGTGATAAATGATGGATGTTGGTTTACCCCATGCGCCAATTCACAATCTTATTTACAGACAACCGAGGTAGAAAATCCGACTTGTCCAAGTAACTTTTGTGATGTAATTTATAACATTATTAAAGATAGAGACGTTAAAATAGACAATATTAAAAATGATGTTAATTGTGTGTTTAAAACCGACCCTACTCCACCACCTGTAGTTCCTCCAGGTCCTATTCCACCTGTAGTTCCTCCTACTCCACCACCCGTAGTTCCTCCAGGTCCTATTCCACCTGTAGTTCCTCCAGGTCCTATTCCACCTGTAGTTCCTCCTACTCCACCACCCGTAGTTCCTCCAGGTCCTACACCCAAGCCCTCATTTTCACCATTAATTTTATTAAAAGAAAATTATATAGTATTGCTATACATTATGGTTATATTTTTAATATTCTTTTTTAATGGTTCGAGGAAACTTTTTAACTCTCATATTCTTTTAAATTCTGTTATTACGGTGCTTTTAGGATTAAATATTTATAGTCTTCAAAAGTATGTAATTAACACTGTTTAATTCTCTTGAATTGCGATTTTTAAATGTTAAAGGACATTTAAAAATCTATAATTTTATAATACGTTTTACCATAAGAAAACATAATATTAACAAACCAATTATGGCTAAAATATACAATGTTTTATCTGTATCATAAATTTTACTACATATAGGACATGTTTCAACGTGTTGAGCTATGGTAATACAATTTGGTTGAGGATGAGGATAACTAATGGTCGTTTGATTGTCATAATTTAAAAAATGGTCATTTGACCCTTTAAAACCCACTGAATTTAAAATATTTCTAGACGATTCCGTTTTTCTAATCGGTAAATTAGACGGTGTAGAAAATCCATTATTTCTTGGAAAAATAGGAGTAACATTTGGCATTTATTTAAACTGAAATTCGTTAGTTATTCAAATGTTTAAAATATTTACGAACAAGGAATTTTTATAATTTTTTATGGTTTTTAAAACCATAAAAAATTGATTTGTTAGTGTTAGAGTGAATGCTTACAATTTACTTTTAGATACAATAAATTCGACTGGAACAGTTACATATTTTGGGACTCGAGTGTACTTAATTTTTTTCTTTTTTTCTGGTTTGTCGTCAGTAACATTGTCATCAATAACATCAACAAAATTAATGGTCAATTTATCCTTTTCTTCTTTTCTCTGATTATATTTTATAGTTCGGATCATTTGATTAATATATGATGGTTCTTCCATCATTAAAAGTTTTTCAACTTGTTCGTGGGTAATTTTATCCACTTTTAATAACTTATTTTTAATAAACAAGTAAAACTTCTGATCAATTTGTGGTAAATTATCTCTTGTAAAGTTTAATTTTCGTTTAGTACTTTCAATATATAAAGTGTCTACTAGAATCTTGATATATTTGTCATATTCTTCAAAAGTTGTCGTATATTTTGGAAACAATTTTTTCAACAAATTTATGTATTCAAGGTTATTTTCAGTTCTTAATTGAATAAAGCGATAAGGTATACTTTGTTCATTATTTCTAACTTTAAACAATTTGGCATACTCATCGCTAATAATGCGATATTGTGCACCATCAACATGAGTTAAAAGTATACCTTGATGTGTAAATGGATAAGTCGTGCCTTTAACATATTCAAAAATTTGAGTCAAAGAATTAAGACCGTTTGGATTTGGTAATTTATCAACTTTTAATGAAATGTTAGGGTCATTAGAATCCACAAAGTAAACCTTTTTATTCAAATCAGATGTGCAAACAAAACGAGTGTTTTCATCCGCAACAACCATAAAGGTATACTGACATCTTAAATTTAAAAGATTTACTAAATCTTTTAATGATATGTCATAACCTTCTTTCAATCCTTCTTCAAACAAACTTTTAAATGATTTGTTTGAACCCCATTTTGATGTTCCAGAGTCTAGTTTACGATGGGTAGAAAAATACCATTTTTTGTAGTAAAATATTCTGATGATTGTACCTTCAAATGAATATTGAACGGTTAAATCGTCAAATTTATGATTTAATTCCTCCATCTTTGATAAGCATTTATCTTGTTCACTTTCAGTATATTCATATGGAAAGAAACTACCTTTATGAACAATTTGATTGGTTTTGTTATCAACTATAACACCTCTTATGCGACGAATTTCATCTTCGGGAAGATTAGATTCTTGTTGAATCCTTAATGGTGATGTTTGAGATTCAAAAAGACTTTTGATATTTGCGCATTTGACAGTTAAATCTTGGTTACAATCAACCGTTTCACATGATAACACAGATGATATTTGTGGAACAGATTGAAGCATAGTAACGTCTGAAACAATATTATTAGTCATGTTTACCATATTTTATTAATAATCTTTTTACAATCAAATTTCTGCTTTTTGTTTAAAATTTTTAATTTTTGCAAAAAGAGTCTTTCTTGATATTCAATCTTTCCTCCATTTTTTAATAAATAAATGGAGACAAAAATTAAAGTTTTGGAAGACTTTTTAAGGTATAACATTCGTCATCACATTTTATTAGCTCAACATGTTGCCAATACCCATAAAAGTAAAGTTTATATATTTGACACATCAGAATTTTTCAAAAATGATGTTACATTAGAGCTTACATGTGGAATAAAAACACTTTTTAAAGATGGTGATAAAGCTGTTTTAAATATTGCAGTTGATGAAGCGTTCAAAACAAATGAAAATTTATTTTTACAATATGTGGACCCAAATATACTTCAAAAAGACAATATTGGATTATATTTATTACCTGTTTCTCCACCACTAAAAGAAATTGTAGAAGAAGAACATCCTACACCACGTGAAGAGGTGGATTAAAATCAAATTTTTAATGCTTTTTAAGCATTAAAATTATAACTTTAAATATGATTCAATCATACATATAGCATCAGCTACGTCATCTTTTTTTTCTAAAGCTTGAAAGTAGTTTAAATTTTCGCCTTTTAAAATGTTTGAAACATATTGCACTGCCCATTTTTTACGTGCTTCTTTTGTAGGTAAATTTGCTCCACCCAACTTTTTTGTTTTTGTGGATGCATTGTAGTTTAAAATTTTTTTACAAGGATAATATATTTTAAGGTACATTTCAAGGTAATGAGATAATTTTAAAGCTTGTAAATTTATGGTCATTTGTCGTTCTATTAAGAATACATCGCATAAATCCCAAAAATTTTTATTACGATTCATTTCTTCTACAAGTAACAAGCATAAATCTGGTTTGTTTTTACTTTTGTTTAATTTTATTTTCGAAGAGATAAGATCAACCATTTCTTTTTTTTTAATTTTTGAAGTATTTGAAATATTAAGGTTAGACATAAGTTCAATCAAATCTTGTTTTTTTTGTTTAGAAAGATCTGATTTAGTTAAAGTTTCATCTAATCTTACATTTTTTAACGCTATAAAGTCTTTATTACAGCTTACAGCAAACGCAAAATTTTTAGATCCCAAGTCAAAAGCAGCTACAATTGTCATCTTTAAAAATTGAATTTATTTAAGAAAAAATGTATATAATAAAATGGTGATCGATATTATAGTACTCATACTTGTCATTTTATACTTGTTGTTTGTAACAACATTTTTAAGTGCAACTACAATCGGTATTTTGTGGTATTTACATCAAACTAAGGTTAAAGATGTACATGAACATAAATATAAAAATATTAAATTCAAGCTAATCAAGGAAGATGAAAAAAAGGATGATTTAATACCAATACGTAGTACATTAAAATCTGCTGGATTTGATCTTAAATCTTCTGAAAATTGTACCATACCAGCTAGGTCACATAAAGCTGTTAAAACAGGTATTGTAGTTACTTTACCTCCAAATTCATATGGTAGAATTGCATCTAGATCGGGACTCTCGTTAAAACATGGTATTGAAGTCGGAGCTGGAGTTATTGACGAAGATTATCGAAACGAAATAATGGTCATTTTATATAATCATAGCGATGAAGATTTTATGATTAAAGAAAATGACCGAATCGCACAATTGATCATACAAGGAGTTATTTATCCTAATATTTTATTAGAAGATAATCAAGGTAAAATTGAAGCATTAAAAAAAACTTGTCTTGAAACTATTAGAAATGGTGGTTTTGGATCGACAGATTTAATTTAAAAGTGTATTAATTTTTTAATTTTTTTAAAAAATTAAAAAATACAGTAAATAAATGATACGCCCACGATTAACTAAAGAACAACGACTTGAAATCGTTCAAATGTACGATCAGGGTAAACCTATCTCACATCTCGCTCAACAATTTAAGGTTACAAGACCCACGATCTATAATGTAATTGAAGAAAAAGGTGATTTGAGTCATAAAAAAATTGATTTTTATTTTGAAAAAAAAGGAGAAAATAAACATATGTCTGAACTTTCTGAACAGAATAATATACCTACCAATTTTTTAGGTGTCAAGATTGATACTGAAAATGGACCAAGTAATCCTAATATACGTAAAGCTTTGGATAAGAGTTTTCAACTACTTGATATCATGAAATTTATTAAAGTAACTAAATTCAAGTTGAATATGACCATGTTTGATTATTTCTGGCAAGTTGTGGTTGGAAACACTTCTGTGCACTTACACAGAAGTGTTTTTGAATGGTTTGGATATGAAGGTGACCTCACGGATCAACGTCAAAATTTTGTTAGAATGCTTAAACGTAATGAAATTCCTTTTACTGAGTTAACTCAAAAAAATAAAGAAATTGAGTTGTATCCGACCATTAAAGAAGAAATTGAACTATTACCAATTAATGTAAAACATTCGAAATTTCTAATTATGGAACCAGATGATATCAAGATGGCTATAATGCAGCTTAAAACTAAAAATGGTCATATTATAAGACAGTACTATATTGACCTCGAAAAACTTCTCAAATTATATGTGGAATATACGCTTTATTTTAACCATCGTGAAGCTCAAAGAAAAATAACTGATTTAGAACAAATGATGGTTAATATGAATCTTACAATGCAAAAACAAGAACAATATATGCGTTCTCTCGGT